GTATCGAAATAATATTGATAATATCCTCCCCATTGAAAACCCTCTGTTCTGTTGTGCATCATATACCTATTAGGATATGTGGTTGTACCACCAATAACTCTCTTTAGACCAACATACCAACTAGCAGTATTAGTTCCTGCACTTCTAGCTCTCACTCTCATATCAACCATAATCTTACTATCTGATCTGGTAGGGGTTATTGATGCTGATATAAGATCTCCCTCAGATGTTAATTGAATTCTACTATCTTGTTGGGCATATCTAACTTGGACAATACCACCACCAAAACTACCAGCAGGAAGTCCATCTCTTGGAACGATTCGATTGGTTCTTAATTCTGACATTATGCTGATACCTCCATACATATCATTTCTGATTCACCATTTTCTCCAGTTGCTTGATACTGTGCTCTAACCTGAGAATTATCCGATGTTGAATTACATGCCATTTGTGTTTTATATACTATAGCAGATAAGGTGTTTGGTGTATCTAAGAAAGTAATTGGAAACCTACCATACATCTGTATGGAGTTACCAGCAGAAGAATTAAGTGACAAATATTGATGATATGGTTGAGCACCTGTTGCATTGTTAGGCCCTGTTTGAATTACAGTAGATCCTCTTACAAGTTGGAATCCCCCACCACCATAATGTTGGGTTCTTATGATTCGATAAAATTGATTCACAATGATTAAGATTTTGCTTGTCTGAAACTTAGGTTGAATAGTACAATTTAAACCAGTATCTACAAAAGATGTGCTTGTTGAAGACACTTCGGATGTAGTGGAGTTTTGTATAACCTGTATAATACCACCTCCTCTGATAGTATTACCAGAGTCCGCTCCAACACCACCAGTTGGAATTATTTTATCTACTCTTAATTCTGATGCCATAATTTATGAAGGTTCGGTTGGCCAATTTACGGAAGTTAAATCTAATTCATAATAAGAATCTAACTTTGGTGATGCACTTGGAGGTAAATCACGAAGTGCCTGACGATATGTTTTCCAAGCATCTGCTAATGTTAAATCAGATGATGCTCTCCAATCGGTCTTTGATATTCTTGCATCTCTTTCAATACGCAATAATCTTATTGGTTCTGCTGCATCAAGTTCTGCAACTTTATTTGTTACTTCTGTCTCTGTTGGTTTTGTCTGACTACCATCTAACCATTCAAGACCAGAGTAATTATCTCCACGAAGAGTCCACTGTGCTCCTGGCTTTAAAGATTGTAGTGCTGCTGGAATGTCGTATTTCATAATTATATTTTTAGTTATTTATAATCTAATTTACAATCTCTTGTACCATCATATAGCAAGCACCACTAACTCCACCAATCTCCCTATGAAAGTATACAGTATTACCACCACCTCTTGATCTAACATACATTTTGTAAACTACAGAAGCACCTGCTCCCATAGCACCGACAGAAGTATCAACATACATACAAGAATGTGGATGCCAGTATCCACCATAATAACTAGAGTCCATATAATCTCTTTCATAAAAAGTTTGACCATTTACTGATCTATAGAGACTAGTAACATCTTGTGCTGCCTCAGTATTACTATCACGATTGCCACCAAAACAGTAAACATGTATTCTACTAGTTCCTGATGCACTACCATTAGCCAATTTTTTTACAAGTGCACTCGTTGCAAGTCCTGTGTCTACATTACTATCACTAGTTGTAGAAAAATTAGCATTTAGTATTCCATAAGCAACAGTGATTATAGTTCCAGATGGTGCATTTGACCAATCACCACTTAAATCAATATTGGTTGCTTGTATCTTTCCATTTGTACCTAAATTTAATGTTCCCATAATTTTCCTATACGATAACCCAAGTACCGTCAAGGGTCATGGTTGTACCAAGACTGACAGGCCCTGCGTTGAGTGCATTTGTATTTGTAGATATGTAATATCCACCTTCTCTATTTAATGTATTATTAAATATCATTGATCCATCACCAATATACAATCCAACCATAGATACACCTGAACCAACTAAATCAGGAGTCGTAGAAGTTGTTGCAATACCAACTGTGCCCTTGTTATCAATAACAAGACCATCCCCTGCTGATCCAAGGTTTTGTATTTTGTTGACTTTAATAAAACTCATTATGTATCACCTAAACGAGTAATTTTTACCGCAGTTAAATTATTACTAGTAGAACCATGCAAATAGACTTGCTCATTCTGATCTGCAAAAAAACTTACTTTGAATTTTACATTGCTTGTATCAGTGACATCTAGTATACAAAAACCAGAAAAATTAACATATTGATTTGAACTACCACTTGCTGCAACAATCTGTTGGTAAATTTCAAATACCTCGCTGTAACTAGAGTTATTTATTGTCGCTAAACCTTGAACACCACACCAAGCATTACTATCATTTAGTTGTCTCATCATTCCCATTATAGAAACTTCATAAATTCCTGTTGTTGGAAAAGTAAATATACCACTTGATGGAAGTGCCCATCCACTTCCTAAGTAACCTGATGCTGCATCATTTTCATATGACCAATTTGTAAGTGTTTGACTACCACCACTGGCATCCGCATTAGTATGAAGACGATAAGTTCTTGCATGAGTAATACCATTAGTTGTAGCAGTTCCGGGTGTAACCCAACTCAAATTTCCATTTCCATCCGTCTTCAAAACTTGGCCAGCACTCCCGTCGGATTGAGGGAGTTTGAAATTAGGATTACTTGATGGATCACTTGTTGGTGCAGAGAGTGTTACCTTATTACCACCACTATGTAAGAAATTTAAATTGCTCATGATGCCTCACCTATCGCCAACCAGTTAAGTGGTTTACTTTGGATACCACCATCCCTTGAACATGCATATACGACTGTAAATTGACTCGTCGTTATAGCGTGAATCGTACATATTTGTGCATCATGATAATCTGAAGCGAGTGAAGCCCATACTTTTGGAGCAGATGCAAAACCAGTAAGACCTGTTACATCCTTTGAACGATATTTTCGGACTGATATTCCATAACTGTCACTTGCGGTTGAAGTACTACTATCAGTTGTAATTGTACCAGTTTGTATTCTTACTCCACCAATTGTTATAGAACCACTGCTAAAAAGATCCGCTATCTTAGTGCTTGTTACTGCGTTTGCAGCTATCTTAGCATTTGTCACTGCATTTGATGCTAGTGAATCTGCATCTACAACACCACCATTACCAAGACCCCCAACTGAGAGTCCTGCAATACTTCCGTCTCCGTTAATAGTTACTGGCATAAGATTATTTCCTCATCAATATTTATACAATAGTCCAAGAACATCCTGATGGAACAGTGATTGCAATTCCAGCACTAACTGATATCGGGCCTGCACTCATGGCATTTTTTGTTGATGTGATTTGATAATTAACTTCAACTAATTTATCATTCTCAAAAAATACTTGGTTCGTTGATGCACCACCAACAGGTGCAGATGGTGGTAAGTTAGTTAAGTTTGCACCACTAATTGCAGGTAGTGCACCTGAAAGTTTTGATGCGGTTAGTGTTGTTATTCTTGCATCAGCAACTGTTCCTGTTAGATTACCAGCAGGAATACTTGTTAAGTTTGCACCTGAACCAGAGAATGTTGTTGCGGTTACGACACCAGCAGTTCCTAGTTTTATATTTGACCCAACATTTAATTGACCACTAAATGTTGAAATACCTGCGACTGTAAAGTTAGTTGTAACTCCAAGACTTCCAATATTAATTCGATCATTAAAGGTTGAAATACCAGTAACAATCATACCAGCATTAGCCGTTAAGGCAATATTAACACTACCTGAGTCTGCACTTTGTAAATTATGGGTCTTTAATGTTGACATTAGCGTCTCATTGGTAGGTGTCGGTACTTATCTTTGATGTCCTGTGGTGTATTTTCAATCACAGATCCTGCAATAGTCATACTTTCATAAGGTGTCTTTGCTTCCATTGCTCTGACATATCTATCTTCACGAAGTGCTGCCAATTTATCATGTAAAGATGGATCACTACCATATTTATCGATGACTAATTGTTCTGCATTATCAAGATACTGCCACATTGAATCGTTTGGTGTACCATCACCACAATCAGTGCATGTCACAGTTGACATATCATTTTTCAAATCTTCAAGGTACTTTTGATAATCTTTATTTCCACTATCAAATGGAATTGCTGCCATGTCCTCTGTTCTTATTATTATTTTAGATAGATCGTTTTTAATTTCGTACATTTTTATAACTCCGCATTAGCAGTAAATCCAGCAGTGACTGTTAAGTTAGCATCATCACTTAGATATCCACTACTTCTAGTCACAAGGTTAAAACCATTTGATTGTACACCACCTGCTGTTCCCGGAAAATAATTATTTCCATTTTGTGTAAATTTTCCTGCAGTTGCAGTTCCATCATATAACACTACAGTTGGAGTTGCTCTCATAGGTACGGCAAACTTTGCTGTGCCGTAAGCTGAAGGATTATTATTTAATGGAACCCCAAAAAATCCTGCAGAATCACTATTTGGATTACCAACAGAACCACCCCTAGTTGTATAGTAATATCTTTGGCAACGGGAGAGCTCTTCTCCGAAACTGCGGTGCTCGAACGGGGTGGCCACTGAGCCAATTTCAAGTTGAACTCCTGAAAGATACCATTCATTTGATGCTGAATCATATAAATTAACTGCTTGTCCAACACCAGAATTTGCAGCAACATAACTACCAAAACTAGTTTGATTAGTTCCAGTTGTGTAATTACCACCATAAGCTAGACCAAAATTAATATTAAATCCTGATGCAGTTCCATCAACTATATTGCCAGAAGTATCTGCTGGAATAGTGATAGTTTTTCTTTCCCATGTATTAGCAGAATTAATTGTATATGTAAAACTTGCTAATCTAGTGCTATTACCATATTGTAAAATGTGGACATTATAATTTCCAGTTTTATTTGATCTTACATAAAAAGAAAGAGTAATTGGTTTTGCATTACTTCCACCATAAGCAAAAGGTCGTACATCTTGGCGTTCTAATTGATAACTTACTTGAGAATAATTATTACCAACAAGACTTGTATCTGTTGCTGTAATATCTACTTTTAAACTGTGACTAAATCCAGCAGGTGCATTAGCAGATTGAGTTATTGTTGCTGCTCCTGAAGTACCTCCAAATGGAAATACATCGACTCTAAATCTATCTAAAGTATACTGACTTGCAGATGCTGAAGATAAAAAACTTGTACCTCGTTGGGCCACCATCATAGCTCCATTAATTATCCTGTTGCGATGAGATAAAGGTGAAGTGTATGTGAGTCCTTCACCACTACCACTGAATGATGTTGCAGTACAGATTCCGGTTACGATGGCCCCTGTGTTTGTGGTCTCAAATTTTTTGTTCTGATTAAAATAGAGATCCACTGAGTCATTAGCAGTGGCATTAATCATAAAATTTTGTGCAGTATCTCTAAGTTGAATAGCACTTCCATTCATCCGTAATTCACCAGTTCCTGTATCCGATATGATTGACCTATTTCCATCATGATATATTTGTAAATCCGACGAACCACCGAAAGATATCTTGGCATTATCTGCAAACTCTAATTGATTATCTGACTTATCCCATAAGACATTATATGATGCACCAGTGAAGGTTACATCATCACTAAGAGTTGTTGTACCTGTATGAGTTGTGATACCACCAACACTTAGATTTCTTGCAATGACAGCATCTGTTGATACATCAATCTTTCCATTTATATCTAACTCTCCTGTCGTTGTAATTCCAGAAAAAACATTGTCAGTATTACTTAAAAGTCTGACACCTGAAGTAGGTAGTGTCAATGTCAAGTTACCAGCATCCGCTGCTGAGTCTATCTCAACATATCCGCTATTACTACCAGTAAGTTTTATCTTTGACATTTATATTTTTAGTTATTTATGTGTTATCTTTATTGATTTCAAAAATAGTTGAAATGAGTATTACTCTTCTTCCCTTTGAAGGTCTTTGCATATAATGCTCACCCTTAAAAAGAATAACTTCATCTTCTTCTGGCACATGTTCCTCACCTTCAACAAATGTACTACCATCACCCTCCAAATATACAATCATATTCCAATGTGGAAAATCATGATCAACATGAGGTTCAGAGAATTGAATACCTCCCTCTGCATGATTACAATTTGCAGACGATCTTAAAAAGAAATACTGTTGTGGATCAAAAAGTTGATTATATTCTACAATTTCTTTCAACACTTCTATATTTAAAGGAGTGAATTCAGATTCAACGAATGTGAATCCCATAGGTTCTGGTCTAGTCAAAAAAGAATGTCTATAATAAGGCATATGAATATGCCCTTCGACTGGAGATTGTCTAGGGTCAGTTGACTGTCCCCAGTGCCAGAAAAATGTGTCTGATAAAATTAATTTTTTTAATTCTTGATATTTTTCAGTTTGTTTGTTTTTTAATAATTTAATCATTAAATGGTTAATTAATTACGATGGTTTTGTTGGCCAAGTAACACTCGTTATACCACACATGGAGGTGGTATCTATAACTGGAGTTGTACTTGCAGGTAAATCTCTTAGTGCCTGACGATATGTTTTCCATGCATCACTTATCGCTGGTGAGTCTGGATTTGACATCCAATCAGTTTCTACAAGCAATCTATCTCTTTCTTCTCTAAGTCTTCTCATTGGTTCTGCATTATTAATTTTAATTAATTCAGCATCTATCTCTGCCTCAGTTGGTTTTGTATCCGAATCCAACCATACTAACTTATCATATTCTCGAACAGTTGGATTTTCTGCATCCCAATCCCATGTCCATTCTGAATTTGGTTTTAAACTTGCTAATGCATCTGCTTTTGTTAAATCCACTATGATGCAATCTCCATAATTGTAAAGTCACAAGACATCCACCAAGTAGAATATCCCAATCCACCACCATTAACACATCTAAATTGAATATCCCATGTAGTAGATGATGTTGTATTATGTGCAGCGTCAATATAACTACAACTAGTATGCATCAAACATCTAATTCCCATATTACCAGCATACAAACCACCAGTTTTTATTTCATTCCCACCTCTTCTAATTCTATAACCACCATTACTTGCACTTGTAGCCATCGTACCTTTTACATTCGCCATAATTAAAATACGATTACTTGAGTGTTGTGGACTAAATGTGATCGAATTATTCGATGGTGCAACATAAGATAGAGTATTAAAGTCCTGACTCATTGAAGTAGAGAACACTCTCAATATATCGTGTTGCTGTTCCCCATATGTTGTTATAAGAGCCATTATGATACCTCCGTTAGGTTAAACTTGTACTTCTTACCATTACGATTATTTATTAAAAAGAGGTCACTTTCACCCTCTTGAATTGTGAAGTCACCCCAAGTTCCATCCACATCATTTGATGACCCTTTATTTGAGCAATGTAAGTCCATAGTGTAGATGTTTCTGACTCTGGTTGTTGATGTACCTATATCAACAGTATTATTGGAATAAGGTATTAAATTACCAGAAGTTCCACCAATAATCCATCTACTTACACCATTTGTTCCGATAACAAAATTATTAGGATCATATTCATAGATATAAGTATTACCATCACTCCATTTCTGTACTCCAAATCCATCTGCACTTCCTGAACCGCCAGATGTATTTTTTAATCTAATTTCAGATGTTGTGTGACCTTTACCAATTTCAATTCCTGCTTGACCTGAAATTGATCCAGCAGTGTTCTGACCAATACTTATTCCATAACTTGTTGTTCTAAATTCTTGAGTTCCATTATGATAAAGAGATACATCTGCACCTTGTGTTGCTTTTAACATCGTTGCACTTTGTGCAGCGTTATTTAAATAAATTGAAGAAGAGTTGAGAATTAAATCGCCAGTTAAATTTTTGAAGAATGTGTTATTTGAATCATGAAAAATTCTAACATCTGTACTATTACCAAGTTGAATTTCTTCACTGTCACTCATAACAAGACCATCAGAAGTAACAGTACCAGTTACAGTCACACCCGTATTAGTGGTCGCTAATTTTGTACCTCCATTATAATGTAATGTAAGTGCTCCACCAGCTTGAGCTTGAAGGATATTATTTCCATCATCTCTGTTTACTACTTGAAAATATTTGTTAACTGGAGTTTTTAATTGTAAACTTGTTGTTCCATTAAAATCAATTTGACCATTGCCACTGTGATAAAAAACTCTTAACTCATTACTATCACCAAAATTAATAGCGTGTGATGTATCTAAACTTATTTCGTGGCTGTTAGTATCAAGGTTTCCTCCCAACTGCGGTGAAGTATCATTAACTAAATCTGTATTGAGTCCAGTTAAGTTAGCACCACTACCGCTAAATGATGTTGCTGTGATAACACCTGCGTTACCTATTTTAATATTACTTCCGACATCTAATTGACCAGCACTTACATTTACTCCTGCTCTTGCTGTTATAATTCCTATTGAGTCTACATTCGTAACATCTTGATATGTTAAAGTACCTGCAATACTTACATTACCAGTTACATTTAATGCTAGGATTGTAGATATTCCTGTTGTTGCATTTAGATTTGCACCACCAATAATTAAACCACCCTGTGTGCCATTAGATTTAAATACCTTAATCTCATCAGCTTGCGCAGTTATACTGTTTATTCCTGAAACACTATTGGGTCTAATTACAGTCATTTATTATCCTCCATTCTGTATTTATCACACCACCACAAGTGTAGATCCTTGAGCAACATCGATAGTTGCTCCGACTGCAACTGTAGTAGGGCCAATTAATAATGCATTCTTACCTGATGGGACTGAGACTGATGTATAAAGATTTGAATCAAGTGTAAGTAATCCCTCTGTAATACCAATGTTACCTGTAACCTGTAGTGCACCTTCTGATGTTGCAGATCCAACAATCGTTGATGTATTGATACCAACAATCTTATCAGTATGAACACCGACTGCATTTGATCCCCATGTTCCACCAGCACCAGCACTACCACCTGAAATACTTATATCAACGGTTGTACCACTGACTGAAAAAGTATTACCAGTTCCAATAAAGTTAAGTTGTGTGATACCAGCACCAATCTGAACACCACCAGACTGAATACCAACTTCTGATGATCCACTGAAGTGTGCTGCAGTCATTATTCCAGTGACTATCGCACCTGTGTTTGTAGTCTGGAATTTAAGACTATTGTTATATCTCAGATCAACAGATGTTGCAGTATTAAATGTTGCAGATGTTTTATTTTCTGCTGCATTCATAAAGGCAGTATTACCACCTAAGATTCTGATTGCACCAGTGCCATTATCTTTGAGGATGCTGTTATTTCCGTCATGATATATCTGTAAATCTCCGCTTCCAGCCGCGTTTCCAAGTTCAATCTTCTTTGTATCTGGTAAAAAGATTCCTTCTCTAAATGTACCAATACCAAGTGCATCTATGTTTGTGACATCCTGATATGTTAAGACTCCACCGATTGTAACATTACCCGTGAATGTTGCTGCAGCACCCGTGATATTACCTGCAACATTTCCTGTTACATTTCCAGTAAAACTTGTTGCAGTTACAAGACCTGCAGTGACATTTCTGACTGTGATATCATCAGAGTTTGTGAGTACAACATCACCAATACGACCGAAGACTGTATCAACTGCATTACTTCCAGCAACACCACCAGCAAAACCAATGTGTCTGACCTGAATTGCAACACCACTTGCAGGTGCAGAAGCAAATGATATTGTATTTTCAGTTATACTGTATGCTCTTGTTGTTGATGCATCTGATGGATGCTGAACTACACCATCTAAAGTCACTAATATATTTCTTGCATCAGGTGGTGACTTCGACATTGTGAAGTCTGTTGTGCTTGCATCACCTGTAAAATTATCAATCTTATTGTCTGATACTTCAAAGGAAGATAAGTTAGTAGAGTAGATACTTCCAAATACAACATCAGTGACTGCCGGTGCAGCAGAGAATACTAAAACAGAATCAGATGCAATACCAATTCCTGATGATGGTGATGAACTATCATGTGGTTGTTGTAGAACACCGTTGATTGAAATCATCAACTGTGATGCACGAGTTACCTTTGCATGAGTTCCACTACCATGTGTAATTTTAAACTTTGTATTGACTCCATCGAAGGCCACATTTAATGTATGTGATGTTCCTGATCCAAGGCCTGTTAAATTTATTTGAGTTCCACTTGTTGCATTTGAAGAGTTAGTTGCAAGTTGAATTCGATTTTTATCTAATTTGATTATAAAATATACACCATCAGATAAACCAGTGATTGCTGTTCCACCACCATCATTATAAGTGACTCTCTGTCCTGTAATAAAACGATGGTCACTCATAGTGATCGTATCATTACCGACACTGACTATTGATGCTGAAGATCCATCAAAAGTCGCAGTAAAAGATGATAGCGTATCGAGAATACGAAAGGAGTTATTCTCTCCTGCTGTTGGTTTTAATCCAATATATGCCATATCTTTTTAGTTATTTATGAACCCTCTAGTGCTTCTATTCTCGCAATTGCTTCTTGTAAAGCTGCTGTAAGAAGAGGGACAAGTTTTGATTGATCTATTCCCTGATAAACTGGGTCTCCTGCCTTTTGACCAATATCTGGACTATCACTATCTGATACTTCATCTTTTGTACCTGTTACTGCCTCTGGTACAACTGTAGCCGCCTCATGAGCAAAGAAACCATCAACAGTTTTTGAGGGTTCAGTTTTAAAATTAAATCTGTAAGGTTTTAATGATTTTAATCTTGAAATACCATCAGATATCGCAATAGCATTTTCTTTCAATCTATAGTCTGAACTTGTATTATATTGTGTATTATTTGCAGTATGAGTTATAGATCCAACTTGGTTTGCACCATAACCACCTGATGTTTGCCAGAATCTAATATAATATCCAGTTGCGGTAGTATCATTATTAAACCACATACCGTCTGCAGTATGCCCAGAACCAGCACCAAAGTTTCTTTCTAGACGACCATTACTATTGGAAACTTTTAAACCTCTTACACTATTTCCATACAAAATCAAAGCGTGATTGGAAGTTGTTCCAAAGAAAATATCAGTTGAGTTTTTAACTGCAATTTTACCTGAAACAGTATTATGATCTCCAAAGGCTATTGCACTAGCGTAAGAACCCGCACCCGATGCTTTTATATCAATAGCTGTGCTACTTGCAGCAGTTTTTTCAACATTTAATGCACCATAATAATTACGAGTATTAGCAATTGAAACTGCACCATTTGAATGTATGCGAAGTCTTTCTGCTAAACTACCTGATCCATCAGGACAAGTGTAAAAATTAATATAAGAAGGTAAATCACTTGAACCACTCCAAGCAGATTCAGATTGTGCCCCGATTAAAGCACCGATATGGCCTTCATTACTTCCAAATCTTATGCTTCCTAAATTTTCACCATTACCACAATTAGTCGTAGTTTTATTTACTTCTAAATGAATTATTCCTTGTCCAGCACCACCATCACCAGCAAATCCTCTAAAAACACCTCTAACTGAAGAACTACTAGATGTAGCTCCAGATAATAATCTACCATCTGAGTCTATGCGAAGTTTTTCTGAAGCATTAGTGGTAAATGAAATAGTATCATTACTAGGAAATTGAATCTTAGTATTTGTATCTCCAGTGTGAATTATTGAATCACTAAGCGTCAAATTACCATTAATAGTTGTGCTTGATAGTGTTCCAAGTGAAGTTATGTTTGGTTGTGCAGCAGTTTGAATAGTACCTGTCAATGCACCACTAAATGTTGTTGCAGTTACAACTCCAGCAGTACCAATTTTGATATTACTACCTACATCTAACTGTCCACCCGTGAGTGTCAATCCAGTGCTATGTAAATTGGTGACTCCAGTTTTAAAATTTGATGCGGTAACAATACCAGCACTTCCTAATTTTATATTACTTCCTACATTGATTTCTGTAGACGATGTTACGATACCTGATACGACTAGACCTTCATCAAGTCCACCGATAGTTCCAGATCCTTTAACTTGTACTGACATAATACCTCCTTATACCACTGACCAAACTGATCCGTTTGGTATTGTAACTGTTACACCGCTTGCCAATGTAATGGGGCCTGCACTCATGGCATTCTTACCACTTGAAACTGAGTAACTTGCAACGACTGTGATATCATTCTCATAAAAAACTTTATCGGTTCCAGCTCCGACTGCTCCACCAGCACCACCTGCAATACTAATATCAACTTT